GGTGGAAACAATTGTGGATGCTTTGGTTCAAACTCATCAGGACCGACCTTTGCGCCAGTCCATTCTGTCTTCATCTCACGAAGACGGTAACGGCGACCTGACCGATCCGATATACCATAAGCATTTCTACCACTAGCGTATGCCATTACACCCTCAGATAACTCAAGCTAGGTTGCAACTTCAAAGGTGTTCGACCTTGATCCTCATCTGCTGCACGTTGAAATTCTTCTTCATACACAGTCTTCAACATCTGAATACGATCTGGTGCTCGTTTCATTGACAGGTAGTAGGCTAACCCCGCCACCATACAAGGATAAAAACGAAAAGGCATGTCAGTAGTATTAACAAGAGCGTCAGCATCTTCTATCCTTCGTACATAATAATAACGAACCTGATCAGTAGAGTTTTCAGGAGTAGACCACAAATACATTACAGGGGTGATCTGTCGATCCAACCAAAATTGACTTGGTCTGCCCTGTGTGGACTTGTTTGGAAGTGTTGCATAATCGCCACGACTGATCCGTTGAAGCTCATAGTCTGTGCCGCTTCTACGAATAACTACGTCCAAGACATCCACAATATCCGCAGCTAACGAATAAGAAGATGTGCCTTGAGTAACAGTGAAATTTGCTTCTTTAACAGTCCACAAGTTAAGTCCACGGTTAGCCCAGTCAGCAAACATCAGGTTCATAGACCTACGTGCTGTCTTTGCATCGTACCCTGTGCGAACCTCTAATCCACATCTTTCATATGCTTCTTCAATTACCTCTGCTACATCGAGGTTAAAATCTCTTGATCCTGATGTTGTCATATCATCAACTCATATGTGGTTTCTGGTTTGTTTTAACTGTAACTGCGCCACCATTTTTAAAACCTTTAACCATACCACCTTTTTTCATATAACCCATTTTCTTCACGGTTTCAGGGCTTTTTTGTTTCAAGGCAGCTAAACCTGGTTGTGTTTCGGGATTAATCTTTTTCATCGTCATGCTCCTCATTATAAAGATTATCAAACACTCTATTCACATCTAGTGTATAGTCTAAATCACTTTTTGAATAGTGTATATGTTGTGAAGGTCTGAAGTCTGGTGCCCCTTCACCTACTGCAAACCAAGCAGGATGTGTAACCCTTACTCTATTATTTGGTAACGCGACTGTGTTACCCGTCCATTCTCCGGCATCTAACAACTGCATCACATGACTTTGTTTATGTTGTGCCGGATCATCTGCAATCTCGCTTTCTGTGTAGTCCACGGTAAACAAATACTTTGCAGGAAACATCTGACCATCTATCTTAGCCAACCAAGGGCATGGTGTAGCTCTGTCTATCGTATATACTGCATGATGATGTGAAGAGCAGTCCCAAGGCTGCGCATCATGTGTTGCCATGGGTTCAGGCCACTCCTCTAACGGAATATCCGCAACCAGTGCAGTTATTGGCATTCTTGCCCACATAGCACCACCATGAACTGTGTCCTCATCTTCTCCTTCCGCCTCACATCCAGTAAAGATAACTTGGAAACTAAGAGACCTGTTTGGCATGGTTGTTACAGCAACCGCCATGGCATGTAAAAATTCGCCGTGGTACTTCTCGTGGTTGTGAGTGTATTCACGGCGAACCCAACATTTAAAATATGGGATGTTACTTTGTAAGTAAGGCATTAGGCTTTAGTTACTTTATACCCCATTTTTTTAGCAGCGGCTCTAAGTTGAGCTACAGTCATTTTCTTTCCTGTAACCTTGCCACCGTTCTTCATGCCCTTGGACTTCATGCCCATGACCTTACCGCCACCTCGGTAGCCTTTTTTCTTCATTCCTACTTTGCCACCACCTCGGTAGCCTTTTTTCTTCATTGCCATATCAGTCTCCTTTCAAAACTGTCTAACTGCACCCTGTGTGCGTTTACGTCGATTCTCCATTACAGCGCCACATCCTTTTGCTACGGCTGTACCTTTCTTGGTCTTCCCCTTGAACGGCCTTTTTGGCTTGGTTGTTTGGATTTCGCCTCCGTTTTTGAGGTTTTTAACTTCTGCTTTTTTGGTGTTTTTAACGACTGTTTTGCCTTTTTTTCCTGCTTTCTTTTTTTTCTTTGCAGTCGCTGCTCTATCCTTTTTAGAAAGAGAACGTGCTTTAGCTGCCGGAAGGCATCGGTCAGGGTTCTTCTTATCTTTCGAAGTCCCGCACTCACCTTTGATACTACCATCTGTTCCTATCCTTACCCATTTCTGGTCTAACCATTTTTTCAGTTCCCCCATCTACTTGCCCTTTCGCTTACCGCCTTTGGACTTTTTAGCATAGTTGGGATCTTTACAGTATTTTGATGCAGCTAAGTTCGCATATGCAGAAGGATACGTGTCAAAAGTTCTTTTTGCCCAAGCCTTACCTTCAGGGCAAATCTTACTACCTTTAGACTTGGAGGAAACTTTCCCGCCTTTTTTGTAATAAGTTAAACCTTTTGGTGTGCCCCTATTCTTTTGAGGCGGCTTCGAAACTTGCTGTCGCATCTGTGCCCTGGACATTGCCATACCGTATCTCCATTTGCGTTTTCATAAAATCAATCTGTGAGGCCATGACCTCAGTTCTTTTATCTACGGCAATTAAAGTCTTTGTGACCCAATCTGCCCAACTGTAACCAACACCTCCAACGCCAATAATGAAAGCTGTTACAAGAGTTATTGTGACTTGTTTATTCAACACTTCCATCTCTTTCTGGCTTGTCTCAACCGTGAGTTTGGATCTTTAGCTGCTTTAGGAAACTTCTTCATTTGACCCGCAGATCGAGCACAAAAAGACTTACGCCTCTTTGCATCCTTACTTCCCTTTTTTACTTTACCAGTTACAGCCGTTTTTAATTTAGATCCTGGGTTTTTACGACGGTATGCTTTCACACCCGCTTCAGTCATTCCCGCCCCTTTCTTTGTGGGGCGGAAATTTTTCTTGTTTCTTTTTGGCATTTTATCGCGTTTACGCTCTGCCATTGTGCTACCCAAAGAATCCAGTGATTGAATCAACATTGGTGAGCGTCACATGACACTCATCGCTAAAAATCATACCATGATCTGGAATAGTAATCTGGTTATCATCACTCGTGTGAAACACCATGGACAATAACGTTGCACCACTCGAACCATTCTTGAACACAACAGCGGGGGAGCCACTAGAAGCAGTCTTTACATAAAACGCTTTTAACCTAGTTCGACCACCCTGTAATGTGCCCGTCGCCGTAGCTGTCTTTGCAGAAATAGAAGCAGCCATAATGCCCTCCTATTAGCCAAGGTTATTGTTTTGAGCATACAAAATAGTAACGCGAACTTCACCCGCACTTGTTGCAGCAGAGTTAGTTACCGTTAAACGAATGTCCGCTGTTCCAGTGTCTTCCCACGCTAATGCCGCGCCTGCTTGAGTAGTCGGATATTTACGACCCGCAGTTGTTCCAATAGCAAATGTGTTAAGGATAGATGTTGCACCGCCAACGGTGTCTCCAACACTCAAATTAGTAGCTCCACTTGCCGCTGTAATAACGTCAATCACACAGTCAATTATCTGAGAGTTTGCAGGAATAACTACCGATGTAGTGTCTGCTGCAATCGCACCATTTGATAAATCCGCTGCAAATGTCTGAGACATTACAACTTGACCGACGTTTGCAACGTCGCTTCCAAGAGTTGTACCAGTAGTATTTCTGATTGTTCCCGCTTTAATCGGGCCTGAAAAAGTTGTTGTACCCATGTCTATCTCCTGTCTTGGGTTAGTCAGCCGCACCATGCGACTGTCAGGGATGGTGACAGAATAACTTACTTTTAAACAAAAAGAAAGGGGCAACCGAAGTCGCCCCAATCATACTCGGAGGTAAACCTCCTATATCATATATTAAGCTCCAGGGGAACCAAATACACAACGTGGATCGCTGAAGCCGAAGCTGTAACGCTCACGAGCTTTATAGCGCATGTTACCTGTATCGAAATCTGCTTCCATGCCGGTTGACATTGGAGTTCTTTCGAAATGGATAAATCCACGAGGAGCGTCTGTAAGGATAAAGAACGCATCTGGATCTGTTAGGAAGTCGTTAACAGCATAGCCGTTTGGCAACATACCCATTGATCTTAGAGCATTCACATCATTATCAGCAGTGCCAACACGAAGGTTAGACACCATCAGACGTTCTGCAATGAACTGTAGTTGACGTGGAATAATTAGTTTTAGTCCACGTAATGCAACTTTAAGTCCGCGCTCATCAACAAACCCTGCAATGTTGATCAAAGCATCTTCAAGAGATGTTTCGTTCAAGTCCGCAGCAGTTCCTGGTTCGTTAGCAAACGTACCACCTGAAGTAAGTGGGTGGGACGCATCACATAACGCAACGCCGTCACCACCTGCAAAAGCGCCTGCGGTAAATGCGTTGTTAAGAACTGAAGCAGCCTTAACTTGCTTTGTGTGTGCCATTGAACGAGCCAACGCACGAGTATAACGTGAACCAAGACGATCATAAAGATTGTCTTCGATAGCTTCCTCAGTAATTGAGAATGCCAACGCTATTGTTTCGTGGTTGTAACGAGCAGTGTATGCTTCGTTAGCGTCGTCAAAATTTACTGCGCCACCTTCTGATTTAGTCGGTGCCGCTCCGAAACCAGACAACATTACTTCTTCTTCGAATGCTCGATCAGAAGCTTCTGTTGTATAGATCTCTGCATGTTGGTTTTCGTACCTATCGTACTCCATACCAAACAAGGCGTTGAGACCTGGTTCCAACTCTTTCGCTAGTTGTGCGCGAGATATAGCCATAAGTCAGTCTCCTTATACGCCAGTCGTTGAAACAGTACCGCCTGCAATAGCACCATTTGGTGAATTGAAGGAGTTGTTTAAACGAACGATTAATGGAATACCCGCAGCAGTAAAGTCTGAGTTTTCAGGGTCATCTTGAATACCCATAATACGCAGATTTAAATTTGCGGTGACGGCAATTGTGCTGACAGCCAACTTAGCAGATGAGATACCTGTGGTCGTTGAACCAGAAGCACCAGTTGCGAAATTAGCATTAGCAAACACATGTCCTCGAGCAGTTGCTTCGCTTGTTAGTGAAGCATCTGAACAGATGACAAATGATTGTAATGGGTTGTCATATACAAAGGCTTTGACGGGGAAATTAGTATCCGCGCCAGAACCGGGCCAGTAATTAGAAAATATTTTCTCACCAGTGGTGGACGAAACGTATTCGCAACCACCGAAAACACCCACAAGACCTACAGTACCACCCGCAGCCGCGCCAACAATGTCAATGAAGCCAGTTGATAGCGGGATTACAGGAGAGCCTTGATAGATCGCGTTTGTGTTTCCGGCTGCTATACGATACTCGGTCGCACCATTGGTGTTGTAGCCCTGACCGACTACACCAATCGGACGAAGTCCGAATGCAACGTTGGTATTTGCCATAGTAGCAATCCTTTATATTAATCGGAGTCTCTTTTAGATCCCCCGAAGGTTACACGACTTTGCCGACTATTAGAAATCGGCATTGAAGGATGTTGTTCCTTCATCAAGTCCTGATCCACAGCAGTCATTTGTTCGCGGGTTCGGCCCCCGTAATACTCGTTTCTCTCATGCGCTGTCTCTTCAGGTATGCGACACAGCATCAGTCCACCTTGTCCAATCACTCCCTGATATTTGCCATCATCGATGACAG